AAATACTGGATTGTTCTTTACAGATCCAGATGTGGGTATGCAACAAATGCCTCCACCACAACCACCACAACCTACTGAGTTTGAAAAAGTATCTCAGATGCAGGTGCAAGGTGAGAATTTACGTAAACAAATAGATAGCGAAATAAAAATTAAAGAACTAGAAAAAAGCTATCAAGAAATGATATTAAAATTTGAGACACGTATTAAAGAACTTGAACTACAATACGGCACTAAAATTAACGAAGCTGCAATAAGAAGAGACGCTATACTTGCAAAAGAAGATTTAGTTCAACAAGGAAAACTTAGAGAAACAGCACAAAAAGCTGTTGATAAACAAGTTGACCAAACAAGAGAAATCATACAAAGTGTAGTAAATGGACAAGACCAAACTAACGAGTGAAGTATCAAGAGGTGAAAAAGCAAAACTGTTGCTTGAAGAACCTCTAATAAAAGAGTCATTTGAGACTTTGAGGAATGAGTTTCAACAAGCTCTCCTCAACACCAAACACAATGAGGATGAAGCTCGTAAAGTATTATGGCAAGCCTATCATATTACTGATAGGGTAGAAAACAATCTACGTACCGTCATGGAGACTGGTAAACTTGCAGCCACACAATTAAATCAGCTTAAAAAGAATTCGGCTTAAATCGAATACACCAACCCATCTGGGAGTGTAACATTTAAAAGGAGGTCGGTATGGCAGATCGCCAACCAACGAACGTAATCGAAGCAGGAAATATAATCAAAGGTCTAATGACTGGAGAGACATCTGAAGAGGTTACACCTGTAGAGACAGCAGAAGCTGAACCTACAGAACAAGAAACAGAAGAAACAGAAGTAGAAACTTCTAGTGAAGAAACTGTAAATCCAAGCGATGTTCCTTACATGAAAACAGAAGAGGAACAAAGCGAACTATCTGAGTCGGAAGATATACAAGAAAACTCTGAGGAGCCTGTTTACACTGTAACCATAGATGGTACAGCATATGAGGTGACCCAAGATGAGTTAATTCAAGGGTATCAACGGAACGCAGATTACACAAGAAAGACACAAGAACTAGCTGCTGAAAAAGCACAATCTAGTGATTTTGTCGAAAGATCAAAAAAAGACGTAGAAGCTAAACTTGCACAGCTAGACCAATTAAATCAAGCTGCACAAGCACAATTACAACAAGAGTACGCACAGGTTGACTTTGAAAAACTTTATGAGGAAGACCCTGTTGAAGCTGCCAGACTTGAGCATAGAATGCGAAAGAAAAACGAACAGTTACAACAAGTGCAGCAACAAACTCAACAATTACAAATGGAAGAGTTTAACAAGTACTTAGATGAGCAACGTAAACAACTTAATATAAAAGTTCCTGAATTGAGTCATCCTGAGAAAGGTCCTCAATTTCAAAAACAAATGAGAGATTATTTATCCTCTCAAGGTTTTAACGCACAGGAAATTGATTCTGTTTATGACCACAGGTACGTGATGTTAGTTAGAGATGCGATGTCATATCGTAACTTGCAAAAAGCTAAACCACAAATTAAAAAGAAAGCGGTCAATGCTCCAAAAGTTGTAAAAGGCGGTGTATCAAAATCTAAAGGTCAACAAGCGGCAGATGCTAAACGTCAACAACTCTCAAGACTGAAGAAGACAGGAAAAGTTGCTGATGCAGCTAAAATCTTCCGAAGTCTCGTATAACTTAAAGGAGGAGCCAAATGGCACAACCAACTAACTTGTACGACACGTATGATACTACTGGTATTCGAGAGGACTTGGTAGATGTAATCTATAACATTAGTCCAGAAGATACTCCAATTTTATCTGCGATACCTCGTACAACCGCAAAATCAACAAAGCACGAATGGCAATTAGATGCACTTGCAACACCTGCTGCTAACTCAGTTATCGAAGGTGACGATGCAACTATTGATGCTATGACTGCAACGACTAGAGCATTTAACTTCACACAAATATCTGACAAAGTAATCGCTGTGTCAGGTACACAAGGTGCTGTTGATGCTGCTGGTAGAGCTGACGAAATGGCCTATCAAGTCGCTAAGAAGTCGAAAGAATTAAAGAAAGACATGGAATTTGTCCTTATTAAAGGTCAAGTACAAGCTGTCGGTTCTGCAACTGCTGCTAGAGCATTAGGATCTATTCCTACATGGATTGCTACTAACGGTGATGCAGGTACTGGTGGTTCACTTTCTACTGGTTCTGGAACAGACTTACCCAACTCTGGTACTGACAGAGACCTTACTGAGACAATCCTAAAGACTGTTATCAAAGAGGTTTATGAGTCAGGTGGAGAAATGGATATGCTTGTTGTACCACCGAGTATCAAACAAACTGTATCTGGGTTTAACGCCAACACAACAAGGTTTGGTCAAGCTGAAAACAGAGTAGAGTATGCAGCTATTGATGTTTACTCATCCGATTTCGGTGACCTACAGGTCGTACCAAACAGAGTAATGGCAGTAACAAGTGAGAGTAATGCTTTCCTTATCCAAAGAGATATGATGGCAACTGCTTACCTAAGAGATTTCCAAGTTCAGGATCTAGCAAAAACTGGTGATTCTGAGAAGAAACAACTCTTAGCAGAGTACACACTTGAAGTCAGAAACGAAGCCGCACACGGCATTCTTTTAGACGTAAACCAATAATCTAAGTGAGGGAGCTTCGGCTCCCTCTTTAGAATCATTCTAAGGAACATTATGTATTATAAATTAACAGGAACCGTACAGAAGGTAGACTACACAGCTAGTGCTGCAAACAGTTCTGCAATTTCAGATCAGGTTAGGTATGTAAGATTATATGCCACTACTGATTGTCATATTACAATTAGCAAACCTGCTGTGACTGCAACAGCATCTTCAACACCTTTGGCTGCAAAAGATTTTGAATATTTTAAAGTAGCACCAGGTAACATTATATCTGTAATAAGAAACTCTGGTAATGGTTCATTATTTATTTCAGAACTATCGGAGTAATTATGACTGATTATAAAGCACCTACTACATTTAAAGTTGGATCAACTCAAACAGTGGCTGTTGGCAGTTCGTCTGCTGCAACCTCTAACGCATTTGATTCACAAACAAGAGAAATAAGAATCGTTACAACTGTTGATGCTTATGTAGAAATGAACGCAACTTCACCTACTGCAACGTCATCAAGTTTAATTGTGCCTGCGTTTACACCAGAATATTTTAGAGTTGCACCTGCTACAAAAGTAGCTGTGTTAAGAGTGGGATCAACAGACGGAACTGCAAGGGTGTCTGAATTAACACAATGACCATTGCAACAAGATTTTCACATAGAGGACAAGATAGATATAGAGATAGACGTACTGATACACCAAATGATAATTTAAAATTAGAAGACGGTACGTACTTGCTCATACAGGCAGGAGACAATATAAAACTAGAACAAGCAGTCGGCACTGTGTTTAGTGGCAGACCAATACCTAACTAATGGCACGTAAAGCAAAAAGTTACGTAGAACATGAAGCTGGACCAAAGAAAAGAACATCTATTGGACAAAGCATAAGATCAAGACCTAAGAACAAACACAAACGTAGAAACTTTAAAAGGTACAGAGGTCAAGGTAAATGACTTTTAAAGAACTCGTAGATTTTTTGAAAAAGAAAGAAAATGGCAAAAGACCCCAAAGTAGGAACAGGAAAAAAACCAAAGGGAAGCAGTCGTAGACTTTACACTGATGAAAACCCCAAAGATACTGTAAGAATTAAATTTGCAACACCAGCAGATGCTAGGGCTACAGTTAGAAAAGTTAAAAATATAAAAAAACCATTTGCAAGAAAAATACAGATATTAACCGTAATGGAGCAAAGAGCAAAAGTTATGGGTAAAAGTCAGGTAGTAAGTATTGCAAAAAAAGCAAAAGAACAATTAAGGAAAACAAGAAATGGCAGATAGCAAGATTAGTGATTTGACAGCATTGTCTACACCAGCAGATGATGATGTATTTGCGATAGTAGACACTGATGCAGGTCAAACAAAAAAAATTACAGCAGCTAATGTAAAATCGTATGCAGGTTCAAGTACAGAAGCTATACAAGATATTGTTGGTGCTATGTTTAGCAGTAACACAGAAACAGACATCACTGCAACGTATGAAGATGGTGATGGCACTATTGATTTAGTTGTTAGCGTATCTGCTGGTAATTTACCTACAGCAATTGATGCTGCTAAAATAGGAGATGGATCAGTATCAAATACAGAGTTTCAAAGACTTGATGGTGTATCAAGTGATATACAAACACAGCTTGATGGTAAACAAGCGTCACTAACATTTGGCATTAGTAACACTAATGTACCTCAGTTTACATCTGGTGTAGCTGATGATGACTTTTTAAGAATAGCAGGAACAAGTGTTGAAGGTCGTTCTGCATCAGAGGTTTTATCAGACATAGGCGGTCAAGCAGCTTTGACATTTGGTATAAGTAATACCAATGCAGTAAAGATAGATAGCAGTTCAGTTGCTGATGATGAATATGCAAGATTTACAGCTAATGGTCTTGAAAGTCGTAGCACCTCTGAGGTGTTAAGTGACATAGGAGGTCAGGCTGCATTAACTTTTGGTATCTCAAACACAAACATACCGATTTTTACAAGCGGTGTGGTTGATGATGATTTCCTAAGAGTAGCAGGTACATCTATAGAAGGTAGATCAGCTAGTGAAGTGCTTAGTGATATTGGTGGACAGGCAGCACTTACTTTTGGTATCAGCAATACTAACGCAGTTAAAATAGATAGTTCTAGTGTTGCAGATGACGAGTATGCTAGATTTACTGCAAACGGATTAGAAAGCAGGTCTACTGCTGAAGTTTTATCAGACATTGGTGGTATCACCGCTAGTTCTACGGACACACTAACTAATAAAACTATTGATGCTGATGGTACAGGTAACAGTATTACTAATATTGAAAACGCAAATATCAAAGCGTCTGCTGCTATAGACGCTACTAAGATAGCTGATGGTTCAGTAACAAGTGCAGAGTTTCAACATCTTGGCTCTGTTACTTCAGATATTCAAACACAAATAGATGCCAAAGCTAGCAAAGGTCTGGCCGTGGCAATGGCAATCGCATTATAAGGAGAAAACATGGCACAAGACTTTGAATCAAATGGAGCGCAGATAACAAACTCTGCAACCACAATTTTCACATCAAACAGTGATGATGCTGTTGTTGGTTTAAGACTAGCAAATATTTTAACTACTACCGTTACAGTAAGCATATTTGTTTCTGAAGGTGGTTCTACAACAAGATACCTTGTAAAAGATTTATCTATACCACCAGCAAGTTCAGTAGAGCTGGTACAAGGTGGTGCTAAATTTGTTTTACAAAGTGGAGATATTTTAAAAGGACAAGCTGGTACAGCAGACAGTATTGATGTGTGGGTATCAGTGGTTGACTCAATCAGTACATAGGAGATAACATGGCAACAATATCATCAGTAGGAGGAGTTCAGTATATTGGAGATGCACCAGCAGGTGAAACAATACATGAACATGATTCTGAAATAAATAAAGATCAAATTATTACTAGTGCAGTGTTTGCAGGTCCTATAACTTTTGCAGCAACTGTTACTGTTACTGGTACAGTTGTTGTTGTATGAACAATCCTTACGACAAAAATCAAGACATACACATAGATCGAGGTACAAGAAAACTTGTTGTAAGAAATACTCAAGACACAACTAATATTCTTGAACAAAACAAGTGGTCACAAAACAATGTGACACAAAAAGGAGATATGCAACGCATAGCTCAGATACCTTTGATCGCTTTAAAAATTAAAACAAAAGAACGATTTGGACACTCTAATTGGTATAAAGTACACAAAGAGGAACAGAAAAAGATTATTAGAGAAATGGTAAACAGTAATGAGTTTATGTTCTTTAGAACAGGAGATAAAAGATTATAATGGCATTAGATAGTTACACAAATTTAAAAACTGCAATAGCAAACTTTCTTGCTAGAGATGATCTTACGTCAGAAATTGATGACTTTATTGATCTTACAGAAGCAGACCTTAATCGTAGATTACGTATAAGAGCTATGGAAAATGTTTCGTCATTTACTATTGACTCTGAAACGGAAGCATTGCCTACAGGTTTTTTACAAGTTAGAAGTTTTCATTTAGTACAAAACCCAAAGATTGCTTTACAATTTATGACACCGTTTCACCAGTACGAAACTAAAGGTTCATCACAAACAGGAACACCAAAGGTATATTCGATAGAGGGATCAAACTTTAGATTTAGTCCTTTGCCAGACACAAGCTACACTGCTAGTCTTGTTTTTTACAAAGCATTAGATTCACTAGATGGTAGCACAGCTACTAATTATATTTTGACAAACCATCCAGATGTTTATCTGTATGGTGCATTATACTTTGCATCTACATTTATTAGAGGTATGGACCAAGCAACTGTTGCACAGTTTAAAGCACAATACGAAGCTGCGTTAAAACAAGTAGAAGAAGCAGACGAAAAAGATAAATACAACGGAACACCTTTAGTACAAAGGTCTGGAATTAACATAAACAATTTTGATAACGTAAAATAATGCAAGTACCTTTTGGAGAGTGGCTGCCTGATTTACCAGATCATTTAAATCCTGGTGCAACGCAAGCCAAGAACGTATATCCTGCTGTAAATAGTTACAGACCATTTAAAAGCATTACACAGGCTACAGCTAACGCTTTGGATAACAGGGCGCAGGGGGCTGCATCTTTTACATCTGATACTGGTAATGTCAGTATCTTTGCAGGTGACTCTA